GTTCTTTACTTGACTTCTTTTCAATAGGATACGAGCCTGTCCAGCCTAAAACTATCTTCATAAAATTCTCCACCGCCTGCTCTTCAGGCGTATGAGTCAAAGCAAAAAACTTCGCTTCAGTCAGCATAGCCGCCAAAGTTCTCCGCCCTGCCTCCGAACCTAAAAAGCAAGTCCTGGCATCAGTAACAATATGTGGCTCATTTTTCGCCATTATGTAAACACCTTTGGTTTTGTACCGGAATAAACTTTTCCACATTTACACTCATAGGTGTATTCTTTTACTCCATCTATACATCTCAATTTATTCCCGCAATCGCAATTAACCTTAAATTCGTATATCCCGAAAATCCATATCAGCCTCCATTTTATCCAATGCAACCACATCATTTTTTCCTTGAATGTTTTTTGGCACGATAAGCAGCATACGCACGTTCAGCACTTGCCTTGCTCTTAAAGGTTTTACTGCCCATTTTCCACTTGCTACCCACTTTTCTAACTGGCATTTTATACTCCTATTCCCGCCTGAAAAAAAGTAGTTGGCAAAGCCCTCAAAAGACTACCGATAGTTCTATGTTGTACTTCCCTGCACTTTCTACACAAAATCCATACTTTACTATCCAAAAATGACGTGCCTTCAGCCTTGTCTATCAAATGCTGGTACGGGCGACTTATTCGTTTCCATTTATGTGCGCACATATCAACGATTCCTTACTAAACCCATTAAAAATTCCCGTTCGTGTTTAGCGTCCGCCTGCATTTTTTCTCTTTCTTGCATTGAAAAATATACTACACCTATCAACTCTTTATCGCTTAATTCATTGATTGGAGTTCCGCGAAACGTTATTATCTTTTTGCTTTCGCAATACTCTTCGTATTGCTCAATAAGAAAATCCATCATTTTATACTCCTACGGCCTCTATAAATTCAGCATCTTCAAGTATTTCGTTAGATTCTTTCATTATTGGCAAAATATCTATCTTCTGTTGCTTTGCACGCAACTTCATTAAACCTGTTATTATTGTTTTTCTTCCACATCTTTTACAGATTACAAATTCAGCGTCTTTTGATACGGCTTCAAGAAAAGACATATCAGGTTCGTGCTTTGCAAATCGCCCATTTACATCTCTTATACATCTACTCACGCTACTGCCTCAACTATCTTTTCCTGAATACTATTCGGTTCAGCACCTTTGGCAAGACCAGGCGCAACTTTTGCGGCTTCCAATGCCATCTGCTGCTGTTCCAGTCTTGCCCTTTCCGCCGCACGCTCATCCCTGATTTCCTGCCTGCGGTCTCTTGAGTTCATTGCCAATACCGGATAAGAGCCAGCTTCTAATATTATTTCAGATAACTCGTCTTTGTTTACAACATCTAACATTTCCGGCCCTAAAACGGCAGCCGCTTCAGATAAGTTCCCTAAAGTCTTTTGAACAGGTTCCAATTCTCGTATCTCTCTCTGTGCCTGAGCTAACGGGCCTGTCAATATGAAGTTAATCTTGCCGCCTGAGTCTATTATCTCGTCCGGTATAGGAGGCATACCAGCTTCTTCTGTGAAAACTCCACGCCTGTCTTCAATGTCCGAAACTATATCAAATAAACTCCTTATCCCTTCAATGTACATCATATCTACTTGGGCAATCAATAAGCCCGCCTGCTCACCCTTAATAGCTAAAATCTCTTCTCTCGTAGCCTCACCAGTCCTGCCTATGAAAGCCTGAAAGAACTTGACCCTGAATTTGTCCTGCATTGAATCTCTGATTTCCCTGCGTTCTTCTGCGCCTATCGGATATTGAATACCTGAATTTATTACGGAAATAACTCTTTTAGGGTCGTCAAAGTAATTATTGCCATCTGGGTCAGTTCTTACTCTGCCCCTCATTTCCACAGGAACATTCTTGGCAGGTTTTACTGATTGATGCGCAGCTTCCAATAAAGTTTTCCCCATCTGGTTCAAGCTGAACACTTCCGTTAAAGCATCCGCAGCAGGACTCCTACCGTAAACTTCGTCAGAGTTTTTCTTGAATCTCCATACAGTAAAAGGATTTACGTCAAAACCGGAATCACGTACAATATTGCCAACCTTGCCAGCGTTCCCGTTTTTAGTTTCCATATAGATACTTCTAAACGCCTTATTCCTTTGGGTTCGTTTGCCAAATACTATATCGTCGTTAGGATATACGGCGTGAATAAATTCGTGCATTGTTTCCGGCTCATCTTTGGCGTCTCGTTTCAAAGTATCGGAACACTTTTCTTTGAACTTCTGAAAAGCACTTTTAGCAGTCATCATAAACTTTCTATGAACTGTATCTACTTCGCCAAATTCATTCTCAGATATAAAGACCTCTCTCGGATGAATGGAAGTATGTGAAATCCTGCCAGTTCCTATGACCTCTTCTGTGAAAACCGTCGCCGTCCCTATCGAACCGCCGTCTCTCAACCATTGAGGAACCATTGCGTAAAAATTGCCCCTGTCGAAAGCAGAGTACATCTTCAAATCGTAAACTTGTAACCATTCCCTTACTTTGTCAATTCTGTTCAGTAAAGGATTGTCCATTACACTTCTGAACCAACGACCGGAAAGCAAAAGACCCTGCATACCATCAGCCCACGTATTCAGCGAACCCAACGGAGTGCCATCATAAGAATCCGTTCCTAAATTCCTTCCCTTGTATTCAAAAGCTGAATTTAAGGTAATGTCCTTCCTGCGAGGATGAACGAACCGCCCAATATCTTTCCACGTACCAGTTTCATAGGGATTTCTCACAGTCTCCATTTGCGACTGGCGCAAAAGTATCTTTTGCTCTAATGTAAATGTATCTGTCGATGCTGCTAATTTAACCATTATTCGCCTCCCACGACGCCAAGAATAGGACTCTTCGCTATAGCCGTTGTGCCTAAAGTGGATTCAGTCAGGATAGTACCTCCCCGTCCCTTTCTTGACTTCAACCTGCGCCTTTCAGCTTCACCCTTTTCCATAGCTTGAATGTCAATTTCCTCCGCTGTAGGTATCGGGTCTGGTTCTGTAGTCGGGGATAGCTTTGTTTTTCCAGCATCGCCACCACCGAGAAATCTCATAAAAGGTCTTTCGCTGTCGAGTTGAAACCGATAGCCATTTCGATATATTTTCCTTATCATAATATTCCTTTATTTCCACTAACACAAAAAGTTCCAATAGTAAGACTTATGGCGAGCAAAATTGTAGTTGCAAGAAATGGAACAACTGTCTTGAAATAAATTGATATAGGATAACTTGCGACATAAAACCATAGAGCAAATACAACGATTCTTGATAAATGCTTTTCCATATTCCTTAAAGTCCCCACGTCAATGGGTTATAATCAGAATTACTTTCTACGCTATGAACCAAACCTATCTGATAATCGTGAAGATTAGGTAAGGCCAGCATAAGATAATTTATTGCGTGCCGATAATGCTCTTCCTTGTCGCCTATAGGTCTGTACCTGTAAACCCTGTCGCCCGTAAGCTCGTTCGTTTCCAGAACTTTCGCAGTATTACACATCTCCTTGGCGAATACCTCAACTTCCGCACACCTGCGAGGTAATTCCAACCCACCGCCTTTGACCCACGAATGACTTTTATCCATCATTTCAGTACGACTAATAGAATAAATACCGCTCTGCTCATCGGTCTTTTGAAAATCTTTCTGTTTGTCCCTATACTCCGAACCAAAGACCTTAATCTCTTTGGCGTGACATCTGGCCTGAAATTTCCTGAATGACTCTTCGTAAGGTCTTAAACATATAACGGCGCTCTTGACGTTGTACCTGATTGCCAAATCATACAAAGCGTCAAAGCCCGATACCCTTGCCATATAAATGACCTTAGCGCCGCCCTTCGGCTTCTTCTCGGCAATGACGACACGATTGGTCTTCATAATATCAGCACCCATCGCCGTGCCTATGGTAGAATTAAATTTCATTATTTCATCACCGCAACAGTTGAAAACATCCTGCTGACGTAACCTGTCCTCTAACGCAATGTAAGGAAAACCGAGGTACTTATTATAAAAAGAACCCATCAGGTTTCTGTCAACTGAAGCCTTTTCCCATTTCCTCATTACCAAATCAAGATTGCAATTAGGAGTAATGAAATGGTTTACGTGAAAACCGGAAATGCCCCCCAGAGGATAATCAGCATTGTACCTGTCTGGAAATTTAGCCACATACTCACCGTCTTTTGGAAAAATCTCCTTGCCACACTTTACACACGCAAGGTACGGCTCGAACTTTTCGTGTGTAGTTTCTCTTTTGTACTTGACAGATTTTGGAAATTCAGTAGAAATCTCGGTATAACCATTGCACGCCCTGCATTTAATCATTTTGAATTTCTGGTCGGATTCGCCAAATACCCTGTCAATGCCGACATCAGGTATGGTCGGAGTGCCTAAATCAACTTCGAGTTTAAGGGTGGAATTTAATAAGCGGTCTTCCGTCATATCAGCCATAACATCGTTAAATAAGTCCCTCTCATCCCTGATAATTTCATCCGCCGGCTCGGAACGGACGGAAGAACTGTCTTTCTTGCCCTGTATGTCCACCGTGGCCGTAGCACCTAAAAGACGAAGAAACGATCGGCCAACCCGCTTTATATTTACACTATTGGTATTTCTTAAATGCTTTCTAATGCAGGGATTTTCAGATATTAAAGGCCCGAATCGAGTCTTGCTGAAATTTTCCACAGCTATCTTGTTAGGGAAATAATATATGGAACCCTGCGGATACAGCCCGTAAATGAGTGCGTGAATAGCCCTCAACATAAACAAAGTCGTTATACGAGCCTGAGCGCCCTTCATTACGGCGATATGACGTGCCCTATCACGCATTATATCAGCCATATATTCACAGCCGTCAAGTGTAAATGTAGCGCCGCCAAGAAGCTGAATCTCGCTCTTTACAGCCCAATAGCAGGAATCGACCTCCATGCCGCCTTCAATACATTTGCTTTCAGTTAATTTCATAATTTCAGGCAACAAAAAACGGCTGCGTGAAGGTGTGGCTCCACACAGCCGTATTCGTTGCACTTTTTAGAATTAAAATTTAGCCTATTAGTTCATTCTGCGTCTTCCTTAAAATCAACACTGCTACTGACCCAATGCGAACAAAAATGACCTTCCACCTTGCCCCTACATTCCAAAATCCGAAAAGCCAAACCAGTTTTGTTCTCCTCTATGGCCTTGTTATACAAAATCCTTAATTCATCTATGTATTCAGCTTTGGTCATTTTTAGGTTCTTCTTTGTTCTGTAAAACCGCAAAATTTACATACTTTCTGACCACATACATCAAACCTACTGTCAAATTCGTGTCCACCGTGCTTAATGCAAACATCAACTTTGGCGCTTTGATATTCTGTGCTATAAGCCCTATTAAGTTTTTCTTCAAGCATATTTATCCTTGCTTCATAGCGGGCGCATATCGAATCGAATATATCCTTATCCATTATGCTTCCCGCTAAAACCCAAACATTTAGATTCAGAAACGGCAAGCTCACATTCTTCCGCCTGCTTGCTCGTAGGATTGCCGTCCTTGTCAACGTAACTAAACTCGTAACTCCTGCCCCTGCCTCTAATGAAAATAGCCGTAACCTTGCCCTCAACACCACCTAAATTAACTCTGTCGCCGCATTTGTACTTGACATTGACTTTTGCCAT